CCATGTTTGAGCAAACAAATTCACTCATGTGTGGAGGAATCGTTTTGGGTTCTCATGCATTGATGTATGGTGGATTGTTGGCTAAATGGAGAAATGATCGTATGAATGAATTGTTGTCTCGTAGAGACGCTACAATTGATGTGTTCAGATCTATCAGAGAAAGTAAAACTAAAGCATTTATTAGCATGTGTGCTATTGCTGGGGTTATTTACAAATTCACTGGTATTTTCCGTACTGCTGTTGCTCTACACCAATCTGCTCTTGTTCCTGATAATATAGAGGAGATTGAGAAGAGAGATGCTGAGGTAAATCCTTGGGCAACTGCTGTTGCAGCTGAACTTCACGTTACTGACAAATCTGCTACTATGACGTTTGATCAAATATTGAGCAAAGTGGAAGCCAATTTATGCCATGGAGTATTTGTTGAAAATGGATTCCAACAGAAATGTGATGTTCTAGCTCTTGGAGGCAATACATTCATGATGCCTTTGCATGTGTTCAAAAATCGTAAAGACATGAGAGCACTATTAACACGTAAAGATCCATCTGAATTAAATTCAACATTTAAGGCAATAGTCAGCACCAATTATATGATTCCTATCCCAGGAAAGGATTTGTGTTTAGTTAACATCGCTTCTGGTGGTGTATTTGCTGACATTCGCCACTTGTTTCCAGACAAAATCACAGCTTCTGGTTCTGGTCACTTTCTATATAAGAATGGTGACGGTTCCATGAGATCAGATCCTATTCGTATTATTTATACTAAGGATTCTAAGTCCGGCGGTGCAGGTTTTGATTATGAGTTGCCTTACAACACTTTTACAGGATTATGCATGGGTGTTGTAGTTGCCAATTTTGCGCGAAAATGCATAGGAGGTGTTCACTTGCGTGGTATTCCAGATTCTCCCAGAGGAAAAGCTTTAACAGTTACTCAAAAAGAGATTCAGGATGTTTGGGATGAAGCACATAAGAAATGGAAAGGTGCTTTTCCATCTACGGTGAATGGAGATTTTCCTACAACTCGTTATGAAAAACAAGTTTTAGTTACTCAAGATATACATGAGAAATCACCTGTTAATTATTTACCAGTCGGCAGTAATGTCGAATACTTGGGACAAGATGGCAGGAGAGTTACCTATACTAAGAGTAAAGTGAGGAAAACTCCCATCTCTGATACCGTTGCAGAAGTTACTGGAGTTGAGAACCAATATGGCGCTCCTAAATTTCACAGAACTAGAATGTGGCAAGCATCTCTAGCTCATTCAGCCAATCCCAGTGCAGGGATTGAAGGTAGTCTCGTTGAAGCAGCATATAAGGACTATGTTGACGGTCTTATTTCTGTTTTCAAGCTTGACAAATTCAAATTGTGGGTTTTATCAGAGCTTGCTCCTATGACTGACATGGAAGCTTTGTGTGGTAAAGATGGTAAGCGTTTTATTGATGCTATGCCAAAAGGAACTTCCAAAGGCTATCCATTGTCTGGACCTAAGCGAGAAATGATTAAACTATTGGATCCGTTGAATTATCCGGATTTCCAATGTCCAGCTGAAGCTCATCCTATGATTGTTGATGAAATGAGAAAGATGGAACAGATTTTACTTTCGGGTAAGCGTTGCTATTCTATTTTCAAAGCATGTGCCAAGGATGAACCTACCAAGTTAACTAAAGACAAGGTTAGAATTTTTCAAGCTGCAGATTGGGCCACTCAATTGATGGTTCGTAAATTCTTTCTACCTCTTGCCCGTATTTTATCAGTATTTCCACTTGATTCTGAGTGTGCAGTAGGAGTGAATGCGCAAGGTCCTGAATGGGATCAGTTGGCAAATCACATGAAGAAACACGGAGTAGATCGTATTTTGGCAGGAGATTATAGTAAATATGATCTTCGTATGCCTGCACAACTTATTAACGCTGCTTTTGCTGCTCTAATTGAGATTGCAGAAAAGTGCGGGAGATACACTAAGGATGATTTAATTATCATGCGTGGTATTGCGACTGAAATCGCATATTCCTGTGTAGCTTACAATGGAGACATTATTATCCATAAGGGATCCAATCCTTCTGGACAAAATTTGACTGTTTACATTAACTGTATTGTCAACTCCTTGCAATTAAGATGTGCGTATTTCCACCTCTGGCCATCACACCTTGGTAAGCCAAAGCCTTTTCGTGAGATTTGTGCTATTATGACTTACGGTGATGATGTTAAGGGTTCCGTAAAGGAAGGCTATGACTGGTTTAATCATATATCATATGCCAAATTTCTTAGGGAACGTGACATGGTTTTCACCATGCCGGATAAAGAATCTGAACCAACTCCATATATGAATGATCTCGAAGCTGATTTTTTGAAGCGCGAGAATAAGTTCAATGCGGATACTGGTATGATTCATGGAGCTTTGTCTGAAGAATCTATCTTCAAAAGTCTCCACGCCGTCCTTGAATCCAGCGTTGTATCTTTGGAAGATCAATCTGCCGGAAACATTGATGGTGCTTTGCGTGAATGGTGGCAACACGGCAAAGAAGTCTACGAATTGCGTAGAAAGCAAATGAAGGAAGTTGCATTTAAATGTGGGATGACAGATTCTTGCAAAATGTTAACTGAATCTTATGAAGACAGGCTTAAACATTTCGAGATTAGATATCTTGGACGTGAGCCCGATGTAATCGATGAGATTACAGACGAAGATGCATTTGTTTCTGCTGTAGGCGATGAGTGGGACTTTTCAGAATAAGTTCCAACCGCCTTGGAGAGGCGTAAAATCTATCCACTCCGGAGCTATTCGTAGTATAAGTTTAAAATAGTTGTGTATATATGGTTACTACATATTTTATAATTTACATGTTTGTATATTTTATGGAAGCTTTGTACATATAGACATCCTACCCTTAGGATACCGGTATTTACTGGGGGTTTCGTCAGCCAGGGAAACATTGTCGCACACAGGAGCAGCGGGTACTGCCCTGATGTGTTGTATATATTAAATATTGCCTACTTCAACTAATAATAATAATACAAATAGTCTTGGGGCTGACTCAAATAGTCCTAATACTGGTGCTTACAGTGTCTCAAAAGCACCTCAGCATATGTCAACACAAAATGTACATTTTGTCGATGGAGACACACCATGGTCTTATGACATATCATTTTCACCCGATGTCACTACTTAATTTGTAGGATTTAGTGAT